TTTAATCGCTATAGGAGTTGGAAATATAGGTACAATATTCATCCTAACCCCGATTGAAATCTCATGAACTCAATTGCATTCTTAATTTGATATGTTCTATTCTGTATCACTTTAAGAATGCTTTCAATGTATGTGAGCATTGTATCATAATAATCTATCTTTAGGGAAGTATTAGATAATTTTTCATCCGCATCCAAATATTTTTGCATCGTATCCTTATCTCTTATTTTCTTTGGAAAAGGATTCTCTACATATACTTCTGGATCTGCTTTCCCACTAAAATATTCATACCGTTCATGACGGATGTTCTTTCTTTGTTGCTCTGCTCTCTTTCTTAATAAGAGGATTGTATTATATAATTCAAAATATTTTGCATGTAGAGAGGGGATGTTTAATGACTCCTCATGTAGATTATCACGATCTATTTTTGAATCTTTCTCCCACATCTCTTGAAGCACTTCAAGAGTTATACTCATATCATAAAGGGTTATTTTCTAAATCGGTTATCTCGTAGATAGTATACTTGAAACTTACGTCTGCTGTAAAGTACTCGATATCTGTATCAGTTGCATCGAAAGTGACAGTTGAAAGAGAATAAGGGAAGAGATCATTGAAAGCTACCTGAAACTTAGGGACAAGATTACTACTTAATATTTGAAGTGTTCCATCAGAGTATATATCATGACCTGCATTATTTCCAAAATTTGAAGGCATTTCTGCATCATCTTCCAATTCAGCAAATTCGGATAAACTCTCTGGAAAACCTAATCCACGAATCCAATTTTGAATCTCCATATAATTTTTTAAATCTTCATCTACTAAGAAGCGAAGACTTAAATCACCAAATTGGATTTTATCACCAGGGGTTGGAATATTTTTTAAATAAGTAGGTTGCTCTGCTATTCCTAAATCTAAGGAAGGAATATTTGCTTCATTACAAAAGAATGCAACAGCAGGACTTCTTTTCAACCCAAATTTAAACCCAATAGGAGATAAGAAATTCCTATTAATAATCGGTGATTCTTTTGCACCAACTTTATATGGTCTTTTTCTAGTTGCCATTAGTTCTCGTCTCTATTCATCTGTTCTTCAAGTTTTGCTTTGGCAGCTTTTACACCAGCAAGTCTCTCTTCCAGAGTATCTTCCCAACGTGTATACATTTTTAATTTCCATTGTTGACGGTCTTCTCGACTCATCTTATTTTTACAAAACATGGTAGAAAGCAGGTCTCCTTATTTATTTAGGGTTCGTTGAGTAAAATCGATCCCTTCCATATGATCATATTCATGTTGAAATACTCTGGCAACAAATCCTTCTAATCTTCTTTTAAAACTATTTTTCCCTTCATCTTCATACTTTACGATGATAGAATCAGGTCTAGGTATTTCTAAAAATAAATCTGGATATGATAAACATCCTTCTTCCATTATAACTTGTTTCTTAGATTCTTTTATAATTTTAGGATTAAAACAGGTAATAGTTTCTTGCGATTCTATATCAATCATCATTACAAATACTCTTTCATTTATACCTATTTGGTTAGCAGAAAGTCCTACTCCATTATGATGAAACATATTTTCATTCAAAGTATAAGACAACTTTGAACGATCTAAATCATAACTACATCCTTTGATCTTGTGATGTAATAACGGATCTTCGGATGGTATTAAAGGTTTTAACATCTTAATATTTAGGTGGTAGGTTCCTATCGCCGCTACTCCTGAACCTACCAAAGGGGAGTACCGCAGTCCAGGTAGCGACCTTGACTAGTATATTATAGCATAAAAAAAAGAGACCCGAAAGGGTCTCTTTGGTGTAAGAGGATATATATCCTTCTATCTTACATAAGGTTCTTAACAGCAACACGTCTGTAATAACGGTTGGAGTTAACAGTAAGAACGCCAAGTCCTTGAGTTGTACCTTGTGAGAATGGGTTAGCAACCATACCATAACGAGTCTTAAACCCGATTTTTGGTTGGAAGGTGTTCTCGCCCACTGCCCTGACCATTTGGAGAGGAACATAAGGACAATAGAACAATCCAGCGTCATAAGGAGAAGAACCCTTATAACCACAAACATAGTACTGGTTACCACCTGTAGGTGCTGCGTTAGCACTTGTAAGGTTGGCAGAATAAGGATCGATGTATACACGATACTTACCTTGTAGCACACCAGCAAATGTGTTACCTGTGTCGTCAACATTAAGGTTAGCGTTCAATGCTGGAGTATAATCCAGAACGCCAGCCATTGTTAGGGCGGAAGCAACGTCTGCAGAGCAGAGGATGATGTTACCCTTTCCACGACGAGTTCTTTGTGCAATTGCGTTAGCATCTCGCTCGATCTGGAAGATAAGTCCCTTGAACTTCTCAACTGACCATCTACCATTGGAGTCAATGTCGAGGTCAAACACACCAGCAGTAGCGGTGTTAGATACAGCACCTTGCTCTGCAACCTTGTAGATAGTTCTGATAACTTCTCTGTTAATTTCAGCGAGGATTTCAGTACTAAGGATGTTAGCAAGTTCTGCTTCTGCGTTAAGACCATGAATTGCTTTAAGGTCTTGAGCGAGTTCTAATGAGTACTCAGCTTTTAGCGCACGAGACTTCGCAGTAACAGTGACTTTCTCGATTGAGAATGCCATCTGGTTGAACTGAGTGGCAGTACCAGTACCTAGCTTTTCAGCAGTACCAGTGTTCATACCTTCACCGACGTTGTAAACAGTGTCGATGTCACCAGTTGGATATGATGATGTTGGGTTCAAGATAGCAGGGTTAGTACCACGCTGTGAAGTTGTACCCAAACCAGTGGATCCACTAACAAAGTCTGTTGCACCCAATCCAGAGTTCTGACCAGAGAATGCAGAATCTACTTCGTTGTAGAAGGTCTCTGTTCCAGACTGACTGGAGTAGCGTGAACGCATTGCGAAAATAAGTCCAGTAGGACCGGACATTGGTTGAACGCCAGCAACGTCGTATGCCACCAAGTTAGGCATTGCGCGACGAATAAGGCTGATCAATACTGGGTCAAAACCAGCAACAGGACCACCAGCGGCGGCACCAGAACTATATCCAGCAGATGCTACTGTTGAATTAGTGTTGTTGGTTGGCTGCTCAGTAAGCATTGAAGTCCCAGATTCAAAGGACTGTTGCTCACGGAGGAATTTTTCTTGGTTTTCTAGCAGGACAGCGGTAACGGCTCTCTTATGAGAATCTTCGATTTTATCAGCTCCCTCATGATCGAGGAGAGGAGCCCACTTTTCCTGCAATTGTTCTGATTGGAACATTTGCGATTTACCTTTTAAAGTTTAAGTTTGATTTAATTAAAAATTCAATTATTTGCTAATCATAGACATTGATTTTAGGTATGCAGCCATGGAACCTGAATGTGTTTCAGGTGTAGCTTCCATTCCCTCTGAGAGTGTCTCTGTCTTAGCAGTCGTTGGTATAACTTTTCCAGGGAAATAAGATTCTCTTAAAGTAACCAACTTTTCACGATATTCTGATTCACTTTCAAACTCCACACTTTCGGAAAGTGAGGCGAGCTTTTCTCTCTGAGTGTCTGCAAGACCCTCAGAAACTTGATCGAAAATTCCTTCAGCTTGTGACTCACCGAGTCGCTTGTTGAGGGAAACATTCTTCTCAATTTGCTCATTGAGCTTGGTTTCCATATCATCTAGTTTTTCTACCATACTCTCAAGTACATCATATTTTTCTTCAGGGATTGATACATAATGTTCTTCAAAAAGACCTTTTAGACCAGTCATAAAGGACTCGGTAAGTTCTTCCTTTAGACCAGATTCTACTGCAAGTTGATTCTCAGCGAACCACTCGTCAGCAACATATTCTAGGTAGGAATCAACACGCTCATTTAGAGCACCTTTGATTTCCTCAACTTCCTCAAGGAGTTTTGCTTCGTACTCAGCATCAAGAACTTCCTTGATTTGAACAACCTTACCTTTGATTGCTGCTTCTAGGATAGTTTTTGCCTTTTCCTTAAACTCTTCAGAAAGTTCTTCACCTTCAACAAGAGCTTTAACATCGTCGTCGATGGTAATCTCTGTATATTCAGGTGCTTCAGCAACAGGTGCTTCTTCTTCTGAAACTACTTCTTCAGTTGCTACAGGTTCTTCTGCAACTACTTCATTAGTAGTAGACTCTTCCTCTTCAATTACAGGTGCTTCGGTTTCTTCCTCTTCCTTTACACCCTTCATTGGGTCAGCTGGTTTAGCACCTTTGTTAACTACGTCTCTAACTTGCTTTAAAGTTCCGCCAGGTGGCTTCAACTTTGCAGAGTCGTTAGTTGGACTATAGTTATCTGGTGTTGGACCGCCAAGGTCTTCTACTGTAGGGGCTGTGCCGCCAGTAGAAAGCTTCTCCATAGGTTGTGCAGGTGCTGCATTAGCATTTACTGCAGTCTTGGATTGCTTAACGTCCTCTTCCATAGCTTGTAAATTGTTGCCACTAGACATTTGAGTAATCTCCGATTTCCTGTAAAAAGTTAAAATCTATATTTATTTATAAACCCAGTATTTACAATGAGTTAATAAACTCATTGAAAAGACTTAATTTATGCTCTTCGAGTCTTTTTTGGGTTGCAAGTGACTCAATCTTGTTTTTTGTGTCGTTAGCAATTTGCTCACGGAAACTATTTCCTTCCCATATCCATTCTTTACCTTCCATAATACCCTCAACAAATGCATCGGGTGCAGAAGGATCAGCAACTATATCTGCTGCTGTTGCTAACATAAAATCATCACCAACCACATTAAATCCTTCACGAGTTGGTTTTAATGAACCAATACCACGAGAAGAAACACCTAATTTTACACCTTCTCCTATAAGAGATTTGGCAATCTGACCCATTGGTGTATCTAGGATTTTTGCTTTTCCAATAAAATTAGAACCACTTTCTTTAAGTGAAACAATTTTATGAGAAACTCTATCAAGGTTAACAGTTGGACCATCTGGATGACCCAATTCACCCAACGCTCTACCAGTGGTTACATTGGATTCATTATATCTATTAACTTCTTTTTGAAGTGTTTCCATAGGATACATTCTACCATTACGGTTTTTAATGTTTCCTTGTAGGAAAATACCTTCAATATAAAGGTTTTGTTTCCCATTCTTTAATTTTTCAGTAATAAATTCTACTGATTCTATCTCTTCTCTAATAAGTTTCATTGGGAATCATTTACGTCCTATAAAATTTATTTATAATTACTGATCAGCCGATGCCTTTTCAGCAGCAACTTCTCCACTAATATGAGCCGCATTATCTGCAACAGCATCTTGAACTTCTGTTTCAGAATCTACTTCCTGTCCAAATGTTTGTGCTGCTACATCAGGTTTCGCTGCATCAATTTTTTCTGCTGATTTAGCAAAAAGAATATCTTTAATCTTATCACTTACCGATGATGGTGATTCATCTGCAATAATCATATCCATTAAATCATTAGTTATTTCAGGCATGGTAAAATAATAGTGTCGCCATTTTATTTATACACTATCTGCAGCGTGGTAATTTGACTCCATAATCATCGCAAATAAAATGCGTTTCATATGATCTAAATCTGCTGTTGATTCTTGTTGATGAGGTGGTCTAGCACCTGAAATAGGTCTATTCTCCTGATAAAACAAGACAGCATTATATAATAGTTTTATCTCACCCTCTCTTAAATTTATATTAAAAATATGATCTTCACTACTATCTCTAGGGATAGGCACTAGATTTCTCCACCTTTCGGTTTAACTATATTAGCATCCATAGTTGTTGCTTTAGCATCTACATCCATTGATCTTAATGCAGCATCTGGTTCACCTTCAGTTGCACCAAGTTGAGTTGGATCAACAGGTCTCATTCCACCACTACCTTCTGGATCTAACATCATTTCTTGGTCAATTGCCATTGGATCAGCAATAATACCATCCTTAATTTCTTTTTTAATTAACTTATCTTGTTCTAATATTTCCTCATCAGTCTGACGTAATACTCTACGACGAATCCAATCTTGAGAATAATACTTACCAACATAAGGTTCAACAGTAGCAAGCAAACCTAATCTTTCATTCATTAGTTCTGCTTCTTTTAATTCAGTAAAGTGATTATCGTATAAGAAATCAAACTGAATATGCTCACTCATTATCTCCCAATCTTCAGGAGTGACAATGTTTTTGAGTAATAACTGTGTTCTCAAGAAGTCTATGAATAGACCAGAGAATCTCTTTCTTAAACGTCCAACAAACTTACTAAATTTAACCTCATCTCTTAATATCTCTGAGGATCTTCCCAAGTTGAATCCTCCCTCTCCGTCCATTCTTGATGGGGGTACATTGAGCGACCTATATAATTTCTTTTTGAAGTACTCAATATCCGTGATTTCACCAAGGTTTTGGCCTCCAGGAAGAGTAGAAATTTCAGTGCCACGACCTCCTTCCCTTCTAGGGAGCCAGAAATCTTCAAGCATTGCCATGTACTTCTTGTCATCGCGAACCTCCCCAGTAGCAGCATCGTAAACAAGTTTGTTACGATATCTCATCATAACATCTCTTAAATACTGTTCTGCTTTTACTTTTGGAAGATTACCTACATCAATATAAAAAATTCTACGTTCAGGAGCACGAGATAAACGATATATTACTAGGGAATCCTCAATCATTCTTAATTGATTGAGTGATTTAATTGCTTTATGAAGATATGAAAGTACTGATCCTTTATTTCTATCTACTAAACCAGAGGTACAATATGCAATAGAATCTTTGGTCATTTTGATTCCAGCCATTCCACCCATAGATGAAGGACTACCTACGGGATACATTGCCTTAGGATTGTAGATAAAGAATTCATCCATTTCTGGGAATTCAAAATCCTCTGGGTTATCACTGCGAGGAACGAGTGCCATCCCCATTTTATCCTTTTCATCCTTTCTTTGTTTTCTTACATAACGCATTTTCATTGCGTCAATATAACGCAACTCTTCAATACCAAGATGAGGATTCTTTAAATCAATTACTTTATGGTAATATAATCTACCATCAATATACCAATTCCTATAAATTTCATGTGCTTTCGAGTCAAAATCTAATAATTCTTTAATATATTTAAATTCATCTCTAATCTTTTTTTTAATACCATCACTAGCATTAAGATTTGAAAGTTCTATTTCTACGGGACTATCATGACTATCTGCTACAATTGCTTCATTTACAATATCTTCAATTGCACTATCACACTCTGGATGAAGTGCCATTTCTCGATAGCGTTTAATAAGTTCAAATTCAGTTCTATAAACACCTTCAATGTCAACATAAGAACCAAAAAAACCACTACTCAAATAATGCTCTACCCCGTCCGCATCAGTTGGCGGAACGGGGGAAATAGCGTCTTTTGGTAGTTGATCGGTATCCTCTATCGAGAACCCAAATAACTTAGCCATAATTTATTCCAAGGATTTTAGACTATACTAATATTTAGTTAGTCTAATTATAGCACATTATCTAGTTATGTGGGAAGAGTTGAACCAGTATTTGCTTCATATCTAATATTAATAGATTGTACTGCAAATTCTACATCAAATTCTTCAAGAGTATCACCTGTATCATATGAAAGTGCAATATCACCAACAGTTACAGGCCAAATATCTACAAATTGATATGCTGCCAATACCTTACGGTCCTCGGTAGCAAGAGTAGTAGTTTTGGAAACTGTATCCTTTCCTCTACCTAATTGCTTGACATATCCTTGTCTCATATAAGAATCGGGATCAGTAACACCAGTATTAGTATCGAGCTGTAAAATACCTTCACTCCATTTTTCCATTGCTCTTCTAATATCAAAGGCAGCATCATTAATAACAGTGATTGACCAGTTATCAATCGTTCTGTCTCCTGAAACTTTAAAATTACGACCTCTAAATGGAACATCAATTGCTGCTATATTCTGAGCAGGTAGTCCCGTTGCTTTACATAAGAAATTTAAATTACCCTGAGCATTGGTATCCCCATTCCAATTTAAAGCAAATGGAACATCGGGTATATCAACCTCGAATAAATTGGGTCTTGCACCGCCTCCTGCGAGGCGAGATTTAAATTCTGAAATCGTTTTTACGGCCATTGTCTTTTGATCCTCCTGTTGTTATTTAGATTTAATGGTTAAACTCTTCCAGCCACTTCCTCGAAGCTAACACCTGTACGTGTAGCAACAAAGGTTAAGGTGACGTAGTTGATAGACTTCGCAGGCTTCAGGAAGATGTCTGCGCGGAATTCATTATTATCAATAACATCAGGAGTGTTATTTGTAGTATCACAAACAACTAAGAATCCATAGATTCCTCTCTTTGCCTGAATATCACGAAGGTAAGGTTCAACAATGTTACGGAAGTTTGCTCTTGTAATCTCATCATTGAGTTCAAAGAGTTGTGCTTCTGCTGCTTTCTCCAATGCTTGCTCAACTGTGAGGAACAAGCGACGAACGTTAATTCTATCGAATGCAGATGCATAACCAAGTCCAGTCTTATCACCAAAGAGAAGTGTTCCTGTTCCAGGTTGAGTTACAACTGAATTAACTCTTTGTGGATAGAGAAGATCTCTTTGTGCTTTGTCTGGGTTATATGCAAGTTTAACGGCGTTGTTAAGTATACCACGCTGTTGACCCGCAGGTGAGAACCAAGGATATGCATTAATCCCAGTTCTACATGTTAGTCCAGCAATATCACCGTTAGCGGGAATATAGCGGAACTTGTTATTAAAGCGATCATAAGTGTACTTATAACCACTATCAAATACAGCATAAGAAGAAGAACTTAATGCACTGAAGTAATCAATAAGATTATTGGTTTGAGTATCAGAGTTAGTAACACCAACTACGTCTGCTCTGTGTGGTCCAACGAAAGCAACACAATCCTTTCTTTCTTGTGCAAGAGAAATGACTTTATTTGCTTTTGCTTGTGATTCTGCCTTCGTAGACATTCCTGGACCCATAATGATATAATCAACATCTTCTTTATCCTTATTGGATATCTTATTATAAGATGTCATTAAATCTCCAAGAGATGCAGTGTATCCACCGAATGTTGTTCCACCACCAATATTAGCAGTAGAATAATCATCACCACCATTAAGAGTATATGCTACTCTACCAATTGCGTTAAATGTAACACCTTGTGCATCTAATCCCCATGAACCCCCTGCTGTTGTAACAGGAGTAGTTGCAGTTACAGCAGTATTAAATCCTGTTGCTTGTGGAGCAGTATTCCAGTAACTAGAAGCAGTTTCACCAGGATTACCACCTGCGTAAATATATGATGAATTATCAGCCAAATACTGTTCGTACCAAATCTTCTGAGGAGAATTAACAGCAGAAACTGCATCCAGTGCCTTGGAAAGATCTATATGCTTTTCAAGAAGTTGTCCTTGGATACCACTTATTCTACCGTCGTCATCAACAACAGCAACGTGTAATGTATCATTATAAGAATTTCTATCACGACACCACTGACTTGTAACAGGTTTTGGTGCAATAGACTTCCAATAAACTGTAGAATTAGTAAGTCCTAATGTTTGTTGATTATACCAATCCTGAATACCTGTTCCATTATTGATAGAAGAATCGCTAAGTTGATATCCATCAACTGAACCAGAGGCATTTCCTAATGCTCTTGTCTTACCATCAGCATCAGTAAACCATATGTAAGATCCTGTTGTAAATGCAGCACCTACATTTCCTTCTGCATAATCAATAAGAGTTGTAGTAGTACCACCACCAACTGTTTCTACACGACAATTGATCTTAACATCAATTATACTGTTACCAGCATTAGACGTATCAGTCGTCATACCAGTAATAATTCCTTTTAGATAACCTGTAAATGCATTAGCAGTACCAACACCTGCTATTGTATATCCTGCTATATTTGAAGTAACAGCAACACCAATAGTAGCACCTGCACCTGCTAAGTTAGTAGTATTAATACCAAGTTGTTGATCGGCATAATCATCAATAAAGCAAACCTTTAATCCATTAGACCAAGAACCAGGGTTCTTAGCAGCATATTGGAAATTAGATGCATCAGAATGATTAAGCATGTAATCATCATAATTATCAATTCTACCACTACCCGTCATGGATACCGTAGAAGCAGCAATACCTGCGTTAGCATTAGAAAGGAAAGGACCTCCTGTCCTTACTATCTTAATAACACCTCCATATGTTAGGAAAGAAGAAGCAGTCATCCAATACTCATATTGAGCATCTTGTGACTGTGGCTTACCAAATACATCTATAAGCTCTTGTTCTGTATTAACTTCTGTTGGTTCATCAACAGGACCTTTAACGAAAGGGCCTGCAATCGCACCAATATTATCTAATACGTTTTCAGCTCTTCCTACTGTTAGGTCAACCTCCCTTACCAGTACTCCAGGAGATAATTGTGGAGTTGCCATGTTTTTTCCTAATTTCAGTTATCTAGGAATTATTTATTGATCGGACACTTTACATATACTCCCACATATATGAGCTATCTCCATACTCATCTACATGCCACAGATCCCCCTCTTTATCTACAAAAGTTTCTTCTGAGTTTCCATCTGTCATAAAACCAAAAGGTGCCATATCTTGTTCAATTGCATTCTTTTGTTCTTCATATAGTCTCTTTCTTACATCCTGATCCGTAAGTTCTTTAAAATAATCTTGTGCAACTAACCATGCATAGATAACCAGACACATTGCAAGGTCATCATTACACCCTTCTTCTGCTTCAAATGAATTACTTTTTTGAATGAATGTAGTCAATTCACTCATAATTTCATAATCACAAGTAAGAAGTTTATCTTCTTCAATTAAAGTCTTTAAATTAAGAGCACCGACTTTCTTCACCGTCTTAGACATTTTAAGACCTAATTGAGTTTTCTTTCCAGAAAATCCTTGACCCACTACTTGCCCTGCTCTTCCTCTCATAGAAGACATTAATAAATTAGGATACTCTAAATCATAATTTAAAATAGATGCTACTTGATCTCCTACATCATTTACTTCACATAAAACAAAGGCATCATTGTATTTCCTTCCCACATCATTAATAATACTGGGAAAAAGCATAGGTTTAATTTCATTGTTTCTATACTTTGCCACCACAGAATGAGGGAATTCAGTTATATCAACCACTACAAATGCAGAGTAATCCTTTGATACTCCTCTGGCCACATCCACTGCAATAGCATAATCATGAACTGGTTGAGGAGCTACATAAACATCTAAACCAGCACTTGTAGTTTCTGGGGTTTGATAAACCATCGTCCTTAATTTACTAGGAGCAATAAGGGTATCAACCGATCCTAGGAATTCACACTCAAACTCAATCTTGAACTGCTGTTCCGAAGTGTTGGCAATAGTTTGCTCTTTCCAAACTTCATCCCTTCCTGGTACTTCCGACCAATGAACATCAGTTGGTACATATTCATTCTTTCCTCTTTCAGCATCATGCCAATACCTATAAAAATGATTCATCCCGTGAGGGGTGGAAACCATTATTACTTTTGTGCTTTTACCAGAAGTAATAGTAGGGTAAACACTAGCAAAGAAAGACTCAGCGATGTGATTGGGAACAAAAGCAAATTCATCCAAGAATAAGATATTGAAAGACATACCCCTAACAGCACTAGCAGAGGTAGACGCAGCCAAGATTTTCGATCCATTTTCTAACTCCAGTGAACCTCTATTCCATGACAAGACACCTTGCTGCATCCACTTAGGAACATTTTCATATGCCGTTTGTAAACGCCCTAATAGTTCTCTAGCAGTGGCTGCTTTGTTAGCAAGAATACCAATATTTACACTATCATTAAACAGTAGATAGTGTAAAAGATATGATATAACAGTTGTAGACTTACCTGTCTGACGAGGCATCTTACAAATATTAAATCTATTATCGTGGAAATTATTAATTAATTCTTGCTGAAAATCATATGGTTCAAATGGCATCAAACCATGATCAAGAGTAACGATCTTGACATGCTTTTGAGCAAAGTAAACAGGATCATTCTTACATGCCATAAACTCAAGAATTTGTTCTTGAGTAAATTCTATTGGGGTATTTGCCCGTTTTAGATTCGGGTTACCTAAGTAAATGTCATGTTCTGCCATAATAATAAAATATTAATTACCTGTTCGTGTAAATTAAAGGATCTCCAGTTTCATGATCAGTTACATCATAACTAAAAACTTTTGCATTAGGATAAACCTTATTTAATTCAACTTGAATATCTCTTCTTGACGGAATCTTTATTTGAGGAAAAAACATCTTAATCATATATCTCTTTCCTCTCCAACCAAAAATAATACGCATAACAACCCCGACCTTCCTATTAAGGATTGTCTTTGATGCTTCTGAAATAAATTGGTTAAGATCTTTCATATTTTTATTTATGATTTAACAGCTGAGTAAATGACTTTGAAAGTAGTAGTGCTTGCTGTACCAGGATATCCAAGCAATTCAATTTTACCTGAACTAATTTGAGATGAAAATGTCGCTATACCTG